CCGTTTACATGGTCGTTGCAGGCGGGTCCGGCAAATTCACCGACACCAGCACATCGAACCTCGCCATTCCCGGCGCAATCTTCGAGACAAGCGGCGCAGCCGACGAACTTGTCGCGATCCGTCTGGGCTAAGGAGGCCACACAGATGACAATGCATCAACAATTCAACGACGCTATGCAGGCGTCGCTGGGGTTTGCCCAAAAGCAGACCTCGCACATCGAGGCGGGCATCTACGCCACCCGCTACCCTGAATTCGACTATGCCAGCCTGATCCCTGTGGATACGGCTGCTGGCGAGTGGGCCAAGTCCGTCACCTACTACTCGATGGATGGCGCGGGCAAAGCGGGCTGGATCAATGGCAACGGCAAGGATATTCCTGTCGTCGGCATGAGCATGGCGCAGCACGAGAGTGCGGTCTACACCGCAGGCATCGGCTACAACTACGGATACGAAGAGGTCAATCAGGCCCGGATGCTGGGCGTTTCCTTGGACGGCGAAAAGGCCCGTATTGCGCGCCGGGCCTATGAGGAAATGGTCTACGGCGTTGCTTTGACCGGCGATGCGACCAAGGGCATGGAAGGCCTGTACGATTACACCGGCGTTCCGGCGGTATCGGTTGCGGCGGACGGGACGGCATCGGCAACGACTTGGGCATCAAAGACGCCTGACCAGATCAGCCGGGACGTGAACGCGCTTCTGATTGGCGTTTCCAGCGCCACCAATCAGACCGAACTGGCCGACACGCTGATCCTTCCGGTCGAGCGGATGCAGTATATCGCATCTACCCGCCTGACGGATACCAGCATGACGATCTTGGAGTATATCAAGGCGTCCAATATCTACACCGCCCAGACCGGCGCGCAGCTTACCATCATCGGTAAGCGTGGCCTGCTGACAAAAGGCGCAGCTGGTGGTGCGCGGATGATTGCCTATCGGCGGTCGCCGGAAGTGCTGAAGATGCATATCCCAATGGTTCACCGCTTCCTGCCGGTGCAGATCGAAGGCCTGCAGTTCACCATTCCCGGCGTTTTCCGATTGGGTGGCTTGGATATTCGTCTGCCAAAGGCTGTAAGCTACGGTGACGGCCTGTAGTCTAGGCGCATTCTATGAGGGGCCGGGCGTTCTGGCCCCTTTCATGAAGGCATCGCAACCACGAAGGAATATGACATGAAGCTGACAAACACCACAAAGGGCGATCTTGGCCTGTCCCCTGACGAAGTTGTGCCTGCTGGCGGGACGCTTGAAATCAGCAATGACGCGCTGACGCAACACAAGAAAAATCCAATCGTCAAGCATTGGCTGGTATCGGGCGCACTGGTCGAAAGCGGTGGGAGCAACACTTCCATGCCGACACCCAGCAAATCTGCCAAGGCTGACAAGTGATTTACAGTAACATTGCAGACTGGCGCGCATACGCTCTGGCGCGGGGCGACAGCGCCCCAACGGACGCCAGCGATGCGGACGCGACCGCCAGCCTGCAACGTGCCAGCGATTACATCCGCACGCGTTATGTGATCCGCCTTGGCATTGAGGCGACGGACGCCAATGTTATCGAGGCAACCTACATCGCGGCGGGATATGATTTACCCGCGCCGGGCTTCTGGGCTAAGACGTTCACGGCGGCATCCGCAAAGGTTCTGGTCGGCGTTGGCGATATCAAGTGGCAAGTCGTTGGAGGTGGCACCGGCGCAGACGCTCAGCTGCCCACCTCGCCCGCCATTGATGCGCTGTTCATCGGTGGCCGCGCCTATGGTGCAGGGATATTCGTGGTATGACCAACGGGACCGATATTGCAGCCGAGATTAAAGCGGCTTACGCCGAGGCTGGGACTGCTGTCGGCAGCGGGCCGCTGATCGGCACCATCAATCGCAAAGGTGCGCAGACAGGCCCCGACTATGCGCCTGTTTACGGACCGGACACGACGCACAGCTTCACAGTCCTCTATGCCTCGTTTGACTTTGCAGACCGCGCAGATACTGCCGTTCTATCGACTGATGTGAAATTCAAGGCCAGTGTGGGTGATGTAGTTCCGGCGGCGTCGGACACGATCACTGTGCAGGGCGTTGATTATCAGATATACCGGATCGAGCCGAAGCGAGACGGGGGCACTGATCTTAATTATATGATATGGGCGCGGACCTAAAATGGCACGCCGCAAAACCCTCACGGACCTGCTGGACGAATTGGAACCTTCCGTTCGCAAGGCGTTCCATCAGGCACTGGCCAACATTCGCAGCGACGTGCAAATGGCCGCACTGGAGGTCGCAATCGCCTCTGGTAACGTATGGGCCGCAATTGAAGCTATCGGGCTTGACGCAAGCTATTTTCGCCCTCTGGATGAGGCGCTGCGGGCCGCGCACCTGGCGGGCGGCGACTTCACGATTGCAGCGGTGAAAGCAGCGGGCGCACTGCAGGGCGTGAAAGTCATCGGGCGCTTTGATAGCCGCAACCTCCGGGCTGAGGGCATTCTGCGGCAGTTTTCGAGCGACAAGGTTGTGCAGATATCCACAGACACACTCGACGCTGTGCGCGAGGCGCTGACGGACGCTATCACACGCGGCACGGCACCACGCACAGCGGCGCTTGATCTGGTGGGCCGCATTGGCCCCGGCGGTGTGCGGACAGGCGGCATTGTCGGGCTGGACAGCCAGAAAGCCGCATGGGTGCGGAATATGGCGGATGCGCTATCCGCTGAAAATGGCGTTGGGGTTGTCGGGTTTGATGCTGACGGCAAGCCGATCAAGAAATTCTGGATTGGGCGCGACGGCAAGCTGAAAAGCACCTTCACAGATCGCGATAAGCGGTTTGATCGGCTGATTGTGCGCGCTATCAAGAACGGCAAGCCGCTTTCGAAAACTGAAATATCCAGATCAACAAACCGCTACACCGGGCGGCTGCAAAAGCTGCGCGGCGAGGCCATTGCACGTACCGAATTGCTGGGCAGTCTGCACGCCGCGCAGGCCGAGGGACTGCAACAGATGGTGGATAGCGGGCAGGTAGCGCCGGGTGCCATAACGAACAAATGGGACGCAAGCTCCGATAAATTCACTCGCGACAGCCACAGGGCTGCCGACGGTCAGGTCCGCCAGCAAGGCGATGCATTCAATATCGGCGGATATGCAATGATGTATCCAGGGGATCAGTCGGCACCTGCAGCAGAGGTCGTGAATTGTCGTTGTGTGCTGAGGCCGGATATCGACTTCATCAAGGGCCTGAAAGAGCGACTGACGCCGGAAGAACTGGCGCAAGCGCGGGCGTTGATGTGACTACCTACAGCTTCGCCACACTCCCTGCATGGGCCGCCAAGGTCGAAAAGATTGCCAACGCTGTTGTCAGCCAAGCGACCAACGACATGCTGCGGAGCATCGAAATTGTGCCGGGCATCAATCGCGGCGGATCGCGCCAGAAAGGCACCATACCGAGGGACATTGGCGCGCTCGCAGCATCGCTGCAATCGAGCATCTATGGCAGCACGTCGCTCAGCGGCCCAGCCAGCTATGTGCTAGTCGCCGGGCAGATGAAAGCGGGCGACGTGGCGACATTCGCTTGGGGCGGCACGGTGGCACCATACGCACGCCACGTCCATTACGGTGCGAACGGCGTGCCTGGGACTTTCTGGATTGATGTTGCGGCGGCAGGCTGGCGGGGCTACGTCAAGGGCGCTGTCAGAAAAGCAAAGGCTGAAATCCAATGAAGCGTTCCGACATCAACACGGCGCTCAAGGCGCGGCTGGCCACAGGCGGCACCGGGCTATCCGGCACATGGCCGAACGTAGATCCGCAAGGCCCGGTATCGCGGCCATTCTTTGAGGTGCAATTTCCGGCTCAGAACCGGAATGGCGACTACCTATCCGCCGACGTGGTGCGCGAGACGGGCAGCATGGCGGTTATCGTGGTCGTGAGCGGCGGCACTGGCGAGGATGCTGCCAACGACTATGCAGAGGCGGTAAGCGATCTGTTCCCACAATCACTCCGCATCGCCTTTACCAATGGTGAAATCACCATCGAACAGCCGGTCGACATTCGCGGCGGCTTCCGCGACGGGCCAGATTGGCGCGTCCCTGTGATCATACAGTATTCGGCACTGGCAAGCTAAGGACACCAAAAATGACAGACACCAAGCAAACCGCCCCGGCGGAACAATCCCCCACGCCTGAAAAGCCAAAAGGGCCTGTCACCGGCGCGCGGCTTATCCGCATCCAGCGCGGCGATAAGCGCTATCCTGCGGCGATCTATAAAGGCGAAGCGCCCAGCAAGGGCAGCAAGCTGACGCTGAAGATGAGCAACGGCAGCACCTACGCCGGGATTGTCCACGACGCGACCGACGCCGATGGCGAGGTTTTGGTAGAGTTTCGCGACGGCATCAAGCCGTCCTGACATAGCGGCCTCCCCGGCGGGTCGCTTCCCTGATCGGGGGTAAGCCGGGGCAACCCAATCAGTAAGGAGGCCAATAACATGGCTCTACAATCTTCAGTGGGCGTCACAGTCGGCGTTTCCTCTTCTCTGCCCGCCACACACGACGACACGGGATTTGAGGCCCTGACGTTCACCGCCTGCGGTAAGCTCAGCGCCGCCGCGCCCATGACCGGCACAAAGGACGTTGCGACGTTCGACAACCTCAGCACAGGCGAGGAAGAAAAGTTTGCGGATATCATGCGGGCGGGCGCAGGCGATATGTCGTTTGGTTATGACCCTGACGACGCAGGCCAGGTCATTCTTGAAACCGCAGCCGATGCCGATGGCTCTGGCTCCAACGTGGCGCTGGAGTTCACGCTTTTGAACGGCGACGTTTACTACCGCTTGGCGGTCATCACGTCCTACATGCCCGACCCGCAAATCGGCAGCGTGCTGATGGCCACCGTTGGCGCTGAGTTCTACCGCAAGCACATCAAGGTTGCTGCGGTCTAAACATCCCGACGCGCTCGTTCTCACTTGCGCTAGGGACGGGCCGCATCGGAGGTGGTTTAGCCGGTGCGGCCTATTAAACCAAAACCAGATAGGACTATCAAATGACGGACTTTGCAAAACTGACCGGCCAGCCCGCAGTAATTGACGAAAGCCTTGAGGCATTTCTGTGCAAGCCGGAAGGCTTCAAAGACGGCGCAGACGGCCAGTTAGAGCTGACCATGCATCCGGTCAATGGCACGCGATTTAAGAAGGCCGTGCGCAAGATGCATATCAAAGCCACACGCGGTCAGAAAGACGACGACGCCAGTGACAGCGATATGACCGAAGAAGAACTGGACGCCGAAATGATAAAAGGCGACGGACGCACGGCTGAACTGCTGGCGCGGATGTGCGACGGATGGAACCTCAAGGACGGCGGCAAGCTGGTCAAGTGCAACCTTGAAAACCGGACGGCTCTGTTCGCCGCTCTGGAAACGCTGCGCACGGCGATCGATCTGGAGATTACCGAAGCGGGAAAAAAGACCAAAGCGACAAAGACCGCTTGATATTGTGGG